GGGACGTATAGTAAGTTTTATTACTTACTATACGCCCCTATATTCGAGATTTCGTTGTCCGATTGGCGCCGGACTGCGCAATTTTGATATATTCGCCCATTTTGAACTTTGGTTCATAAAGAAATTTAACGTTTAGTACGTTCAGTACAAATTTAGACGCATTTCACGTTTCTTTATGAGCCGTGTTATGTGTCTATTTATGACCGTATTTTATGTCAAATCTTTAGTGATAAGCAGTTCATTATGGTTGAGTAATTATTCTGACCCCTGAAAGAAGGACTAGCCGGATTTCCAGTATCCTTAAACTGGAACCCGTCTTTTGCTCAATTTGTGAGTGGAATGGATTAAAACAGCATTCTGCATCTTATTGAGATTTACTGATTTATTTTGAATCGTTACTAGACATGAAGAGATAGTGATTCTAGTAGGCTTAGACATGCTTTGGGGAATCCCCCTCAAATTTATGATTTCCGTTTGAAGTGTTCAACTCGCAGCAGAGTTTAATGAACATTAGGATCTAACATTTATAAGAGAATAATTGGTCCCCTTGAGTGTCTTTTACCCGACGTACCGGGAGTTATTTCTATCAATACCATTCAGCTATCCTACGTTTACTGCCCTACCAGGGGTGGAGGTGTTGCAAACCTTTCTTTTTTGTAGGCTCTAGTTTGAGTGTGAGACACGACATTCTTTGATTGTCAATAATGTAATGATTTTAAATGATGATGAAAATTTTTTAGCCTTATGGCCACTGTTATTAACCCTTCTTTAATCCAAAATGAATACTAGCTATTTAGAGGAAACAAAGAAAAATGCAACAAAAGGGTTTTCCACGCTCGCTGTAAAGGCAGTGAGTGTTCTGGTTTATTTATATTTGTGGATGTGTATGTTGATTACACAATTTATTACTATACTTTGTACTCCCCGATTGGAGAGTCAAAGCGATAAGGATTATGCACGTGATAAATATGCAACTCGCGAACGAAATGGTAAGAATGCATATTCGAGAAAGCACAATAATTTACATGTACCAAAAAATAACGGAAAAAATAACAAGAAGAAAAACGTTAGAAATAATGGAAAAATTCTTGGATCACAAGCTGGATATACCATTTTCGATTTTGATTTTAGTACAGGATATTCGATATTAGATTATTTTAAGTTATTTAAAACTAGTATCGATATTCCGTATGTTTCAAGAGAAGAATTTGATGTAGTATGGAAAAAATTTCTTGAATTTCTTTCAGAAATTACTATTTTCCAAACTATTAGCAAAGATTTCATGACTATAATACAGTGTGATATTGCTAAAACTTTATTTTCATTGATATCCATGATTGTCACTTTAGGTTGGATGCCTAAAGTTGATTATAAATTTCGTGGAGTAACTTTATTTGAAAGTGAAGCAATTAAGCAAAAAGTCACTATGACTATGATTTATGAGACATTGTGTAAATTGTTTAAGCTTGTTAAGGAAGCATGTTTTAAATTTCCAGAATATGGTATTAGAGCTTTTTATCTTGATGAACACAAATTAAAGTATGAAATAGAAGTTGCTGACTTAAGGGCACAAAAAGTGCTCATTGATGTTGGAAGAGAAACAACTATGGATGCTTTAGAATTTGATCGTCGAGTAGAGGAAATAATCCAGGAAACTTTGAAACAAATGGCTATTGCACAAGGACATGAGAAAACCGTACTCAACAATATTCTCAAAGAATTCAAAGGAATTCAAGCCAGTAGAATTTTGGCTAAAAGAGATTATATTAGAGAGAAACCATATGGAATTCTTATGTATGGAGGATCTGCTGTTGGAAAATCAGCTATGTCCAATTCATTAATTAGATATGTTTTAGAAGTTAATGGAATGGACAGTTCTCCAAGAAGTATTATTGTTTTAAATGAATTTGATAAATTTCAATCAGAGTACCGCACACATCATAGTGGTGTTATTTTTGATGATTTATGTAATGGAAATCCTGATAAAAATGATGGAAATCCATTAATGAAAGTTATTCAATTTATTAATAATGCTCCACAAGCAGCCTTGAATCCTAATGTAGAAATGAAGGGCAATGTTATGATTGAACCTAGAGTAGTTTTGGCAACTACAAATGTTAAAGATTTAAATGCTAGAACTTATTCTGAGGAACCTTTATCAATTGCCCGTCGTTTCCAGGTTACTATTACACAAAGCGTTAGAAAAGAGTATTGTAAACCAGGAACTAAGATGATTGATGCATCTAAAATTTTAGAAGATTTTGGAAACAATCCTTATCCTGATTTTGCTTTATTTGACGTACAATATGCTAAAATATTAGAAGGACAAGCTGATGATAAACACGTTGGTTATGAGTTTTATAGATTTGAAGGTAAATTGATGGAACAAGTTGATATTCATACTTTACTTAGGTTTTTAAGAGAAGATTCTCAGAAACATTTTAGTGAACAAAAACAATTTGTTATTAACCAAAAATCAAATGAACACATTCATTTATGCCAATGTGGTTTACCAATTTCTGTTTGCAAGGAATGTGAACTTGAATCACAATTTTTCAAATTTCCAAATTTGACTCAATCTCTATTAGACTGTGAAGAATATATATATTCAATTATTATTTCATGTTTATTATATTTGGTTGACACTCCTTTTGGACAAGGATTATTGGCTTATCATGTTCGTAAGGCAGTTCTAACTTTTTATGAGAGTATTTTTGAACGGTATTTTATGAAAATTAGTTTAATTGCTCTTATTATATTAGAATTACTTTGTCATGGTTTCTTAGGTGCAAGATTTATTCTTATGTTTTTATTTTTAATTTTCGGAAGTGTTTATTTACTTTACTTAAAATATAAATATCAATTTAAGAATAAGATTAGAAATTTACCTAAAATTTCTACATGGATTATCAATATGGATTTTAGAACTAAGATGAAGATATTATCTTTTCTTGGTGGAGTATCCACGTTGACCGCATTTATTAAATTTGTTAAATATTTGCGTACTCTTCCTACAGCACAGGCTGCGGCCCCTATTAGGATTTTACCTAATGAAGGAGTTGTAAAAGAAGATGAACATCCAAAATGGGGAATTTCAGGTATACGTGAAAAGGAAAAAGCTTTCAAGATTGAAAGTGATGTTCATCATGATGTTCGTACTATGACACCTGATGAAATGTTCAATAGTCTTAAGAGGAGACAATTTAGTTTGCGCATTGATGTTGGAGATGCTTTTACTTTTTGTAATTGCGTTCCAATGAAATCTAATGTTATGCTAATTCCTAATCACATAGTACCAAAGAAAACAAGTAGTGCAAGGTTAAGTAAACCAGGTGCTCCTTATAAGGGGGTTTATATTCAGCCTGAGTCTGTATATAAAATTCCTAATACTGATTTTGCACTTTGGTATTTGCCCGAATTGGGTGATCAGAAAGATATTACTAATTATCTTCCTAAATTTATTCCACAAGGAAAACGTTTTGAATCATTTCTAATGTACAATAATAATGGTACAATTGAAAGGTATGACAAAATGTTAGGATGCAGATCTGTTTCTAGATCAACGGAAGGAGGTAGATTTGAATCTGTCACTTATTCATTTCCAGGGCAAACTTTTAAAGGTTTATGTATGGCTACTTTAATTTCAAATGAGTTGGGATCTATTCCATTTATTGGAGGATTTCACTTGGCTGGAAGTGGCAGTGCTGGAGCTGCAGGTTTCTTGACTAAGGAACAAGTAGAATCCGGTATTACCGAATTGAATAAGAAAGCAGGCATTATGATTTCTCATAGTGCTACTCCTTTTCAAACTACTCTTTTAGGAGTTAATGTGGGACCTTTATTGGAACCACACGAAAAGGCAGTTGTACATCAACTTAAACCCGAAGCAAAATGTACTGTTTTTGGTCAACATAATCAGCCAAGAAGTACACCTTCATCTAGAGTTGTAACAAGTATGATTTCAAGTGCTGTAACGAAGCATTTGGATTTACCAAAAATACATGGTCCACCTTGTGAAATGAAAGATGATAGGCATCAATTAGTTGATATTGAAGGAAAAACTGATACAGCGTATAAATTTCAATTAGATTCCTTTAATAAGGCGTATGATGATTATCTTGATCAAATTATGAACGGTCTTAATGATAAACATTATGCGAAAATCGGAAAATTGAGTATTGATGCCATTTTAGCCGGATATGATGGTGTAAAAGGTATTAATTCTATGGAATTTAGTACTGCAGCTGGTTTTCCTTTAAAGGGAACTAAAAGACAGTTTGTTGAGGAATCTCAACGTTTCGTTGAAGGAATTTCTTGTCCACGTGATGTAAGCGAGGAAATTCTTGATGAAATGAGACGTATTGAGAAGGAATTGAGTGAAGGAAAGAGGGTAAATACCGTCTTTAAGGCTTCACTTAAAGATGAACCTGTAAAAACTACGAAGACGAAAGTTCGTGTTTTTGCTGGTTCAAATATGCCATTTACTATGTTAGTGCGTAAATATTTTTTGACTCTTTCTGCTTTAATGCAAGATGAGAAAGAATTATTTGAATGCGCTTGTGGTGTAAATGTATATTCTCCTGAATGGGATGTTCTTATGAATCATGTTTTTAAGCATGGCAAGGAGCGTATGATTGCTGGAGATTATAAAGCATTCGATGGCAGAATGTCGCCAAGGTTTATGCTGGCTGCATTCAAAATTCTTATTGAAATTGCTACTAAATCTGGAAATTATGATGATGGAGACATTATTGTAATGAAAGGTATTGCAGCTGAAATCACAAATCCAACTTATGACCATTTTGGTACTTTGATTCAATTCTTTGGATCAAATCCATCAGGACATCCTTTGACTGTTGTTATTAATTCAATAGTAAATTCTCTTTATATGAGATATTGCTATTATGAGATTGCAAAAGAGGAGAAATGGTGGAAGGTACCAAGATTCAATAAGGCTGTAGCATTGATGACCTACGGTGACGACAATATAATGTCTGTTGCGAAAGGTTATGATGCTTTTAACCATACTCGAGTTGCTAAAACTTTGGCAAATGCTGGATTAGAATACACTATGGCAGATAAGGAATCTGAATCTGTGCCGTATATTACGGCTGCAGAAGCAGGCTTCTTAAAGCACAATGCTGTATATGATGAAGAATTAAAGCTTTATCGTGCAGTCATTGAGGAAAATTCTATTCAGAAAACATTACATACTCATTTGAAGAGTGATGTTTTGTCAGAAGAAATGCATTCTGCTAGTGCTATTACTGATGTGCTTGATAAATACTTCCATTTTGGAGAGGAAATTTATAATAAGCGCAAAAGTGAGCTAGAAGAAGTCGCAAGAGAGTGTGGCTTGGTTGGCTATGTTGGTGAGCTTAAAACTTACAAAGAGCAAATGATTCGCTTTTGTGAGAATTATGCTTGGCCAATGCCTTCAAAATACCAGGCCTAGGTTGTAGGCCCGCGCTTGCAAGCGCGTAATAAATATGCCCTGCGTAGCAGCATGCAGGTTAAGTTGAAGACGCCAAATGAGGTAGTTACTCGCTTACTATAAGGAACTTCCTGCCTTTAAGTATGTAAAGAAAACTCATTTGATTGACCCTGCCAGTCGGGGTACCCCTATTTAGGGGAGGAGAGTTGAGACTCCAAA